GCTGGCTCAACTGCTATTGGCCGAAGCAAGAATGCTTTGGACGCTAGCTCAATCGCAACCACCAACACGTTCCCGCTTCGTATCATCGACTTTGTGGACGGTCCTAACAGTGCGGTAGGTGATTCGTTCACCGACTGCGTTGTAACGTACCTCCCCTTGAGTCATGCCTACGAAACGGCACTTGGCGTTTAAGGAGATTTAGGTAATGGCTATTTCACGCGCACAAATGCTGAAAGAACTGCTCCCCGGCCTTAACGCTTTGTTTGGGTTGGAGTACGAGCGGTACGATGACGAACACACGATGATTTACGAAACTGAATCATCCGAGCGTTCGTTTGAAGAAGAAGTGAAGTTGTCCGGCTTTGGTGCCGCACCAGTTAAAGCTGAAGGCGCGGCCATCAGCTATGACTCGGCGCAGGAGTCGTTCACTGCTCGCTATAACCACGAAACCATTGCCCTTGGCTTCTCCATCACTGAAGAAGCCATGGAAGATAACCTGTATGACTCTCTGTCTGCTCGTTACACCAAGGCGCTGGCTCGGGCTATGGCTCACACCAAGCAGGTCAAAGCGGCTAACCCGCTTAACGACGGCTTCACGTCTTACAACTCTGGTGACGGCGTAACGCTGTTCAGCACGGCTCACCCACTGGTAAACGGTGGCACTAACGCTAACCGTCCTACCGTTGCGGCTGATCTGAACGAAACCTCATTGGAAGATGCTGTGATTAACATCGCCGCATTCACCGATGAGCGTGGACTGCTGATCGCGGCCCGACCCCGTCGTTTGATCGTTCCACCCGCACTTCAGTTTGTAGCAACTCGTTTGCTTGAGACTGAAGGTCGAGTTGGCACGGCTGACAACGACATCAACGCCCTTCGCAACAACGGTTCGATCCCAGAAGGCTATTCTGTCAACCACTTCCTGACAGACACCAACGCCTTCTTCATCATTACCGATGTACCGAACGGAATGAAGCACTTCAACCGTACTGCGTTGGAGACTTCAATGGACGGCGACTTTGACACCGGCAATGTCCGGTACAAGGCTCGTGAGCGATACAGCTTCGGCGTATCCGATCCGCTGGGAATCTACGGCTCGCCCGGAACTTCCTAATAGTACGGGGGCTTCGGCCCCCTTTCTTTCCTGACTAATTGTTCCACATGGAACATTAGACACTAGCCAAGACAGGAGAACCTCATGGCCAACACTACTTTCAACGGACCCGTCCGCTCAGAGGGCGGCTTCAAGGAAATCACCAAGAATGCCACGACTGGCGCTGTTACTGAAAACATCTCCATCACTCACGATGGAACCAACAGCGTGGTCATTATCAAAGACCTGCCCACGTCTGACCCTAGCGTTGCCGGACAGCTTTGGAGCAATTCTGGCGTAGTCACCGTATCTGCCGGTTAATGAATAGGGGGCTAGCGCCCCCGTTATCTGGAGGAGAATATGGCTGACACAGTTACCAGTCAGACTATTGAAGACGGTCCCCGCACTGCAATCCTAGCATTCACAAACGTCAGCGATGGAACCGGCGAGTCCGCCGTGACCAAAATCGACGTGTCCGCTCTTTCAAACAACCCCGTTGATGATGGCGCATGCACCAGCGTAAACATTGAGCGCGTTTGGTACTCAACCATTGGCATGGGCGTTGAGATTTTGTTTGACGCAACGGCTGACGTTTTGGCGTGGGAGCTTCCTGCTGACTATTCAGACTCACTGGACTTTTCTTCTTTTACAGGCATCCGCAACAATGCTGGCGCCGGTAAGACGGGCGATATTAAGTTCACAACTGTAGGCCACACGCTGGGCGACTCTTACACAATCGTCCTGCAAGTGAAAAAGAACTACGGCTGATGAGACAGTACTACGCAAAGGGGGGCAAGACGAAATCCCGTGTCAATGAAGCTGGAAATTACACTAAGCCCTCCTTGCGTAAGCGCCTGTTCAATAAAATCAAGGCAGGCGGCAAGGGCGGTAAGCCCGGACAGTGGTCTGCTAGAAAAGCACAGATGCTCGCCAAACAATACAAAGATGCGGGCGGAGGCTACAAAGACTGATGGCGCTCAAAAAGCCACAAAAGTCCCTCAAGAAATGGACAAAACAGAAGTGGCGCACCAAGTCGGGCAAGCCCAGCACCCAAGGCTCGAAAGCAACGGGAGAAAGGTATTTGCCTGAAAAGGCGATTAAATCGCTATCCGACAAGGAATATGCCGCTACCACCCGCAAGAAGCGGGCGGACACCAAGAAGGGCAAACAGCATTCTAGCCAGCCCAAGAAGGTGTCTAAAAAGACAGCGAGGCACCGCAAGTAATGCGACTTTACTACAAGAAAGGTGGTCGCGTTGACAAGGGCGCGATGGCATGCAACAAGCCAAAGCGGACTCCGGGCCACTCTAAGAAATCGCACATCGTCAAGGCGTGCGAGGGCGGCAAGGAAAAGATTATTCGCTTTGGACAGCAAGGCGTAAAGACGAACCAGACGGTTGGTCAGCGCAAGGCGTTCAAGTCTCGTCATGCGAAGAATATCAAGCGCGGCAAGATGTCTGCGGCTTACTGGGCGGACAAGGTCAAGTGGAGCCCAAGCAAGACCAAGTCAAAGTCCACTAAGTGGAAGAAGGGTAGCTAGATGACCATTAGTAGGGCGCAGGCCGCACAGCAGACAAGGAACGCTCCGGCCTCTCGGAAGGTAGAGAAGGTCATGAAAGAGTTCAAGTCTGGCAAGCTCAAGTCTGGCGGCTCTGGTAAAAAAGTGACCAACAAAAAACAGGCTGTTGCTATCGCGCTGTCCGAAGCGGGATTGAGCAAGCCAAAGAAAGCGGCGCATGGCGGGCAAATGCCAAAGGCCAAGTGCCGGAACGGCATTGCTGTTCGGGGCAGGACTAGGGGAAGGATGGTCTGATGGCTACCAGCGGAACGACAAACTTCACGCTAGACCTTGCCGACATTTTTGAGGAAGCGTTTGAGCGTGCAGGATCTGAGCTACGAAGCGGCTATGACTACAAGACCGCCCGTAGGAGCTTGGATTTGCTCATGCTTGAGTGGCAGAACCGTGGTCTTAACTTGTGGACAGTAAGGGATGCAACCCAGACGCTGACCGCAGGCACAGCGTCGTATGACCTGACTTCGGAGAAGCAAGATATCATCGAGGGTCTGTTGCGTACCGACGCAGGGGACACCTCTAAGCAGTCCGACCTGACCATGCAGAGAATCTCGGTGAGCCAGTACGCGCACCAGACCAACAAGCTGACTCAGGGCAGGCCGCTACAGTATTACGTTGAGCGCAAGCCGACAGGGTTGACGATCCACTTCTGGCCCGTGCCAGACGCAACAACAACTTACACGTTTGCGTATTACTACTTAGATCGCATCGAGGACACTGGAAAGCCAGCGTCCAATAACATGGATGTGCCAGCCAGATACCTGCCTTGCATGGTTGCTGGGCTGGCGTATCAGATAGCCAGCAAAAAGCCAGAGTCTATGGGGATAGCCCCGGCCCTCAAAGAGGTCTATGAGGAGCAGTGGAATTTGGCGGCGGATGCCTCTAGGGAGAAAGCATCGCTTTACATGGCTCCCGGTGGATATAACAATTTATGAGTAGCTACGCCAAGGGCTCCAAGGCGTTTGGGTTTTGTGACCGGACTGGATTCCGTTACCCCCTGCGCGACTTGGTCAGACAGATTGAGGATGGCCGCTGGAACGGCCTGCTAGTTGGCAGGGACGTTGTTGATCAGGATCAGCCTCAACTAAAGCTGGGGGATGTCAATGCGAATGATCCGCAAGCTCTTCGGTTTCCGAGGCCTGATAACAGCCTCGACGAAAGCCGTGCGCTTTCTGCGTTCGATCCTGTCGGGGGAGGCAATACGGCGCTTGGAAGCCGAACTGTCGGCCTTGACATGGCGGGTGTTGTTGGGCGCGTAACGGTGGAGACATCCTGATGGCGTTTACTTACACCACGCTAAAGCAGGCCATACAGGACTACATGGAGTCCAATGAGACCAGCTTTGTAAACAACCTGCCGACCATTATTCAGCAGGCGGAAGACAAAATACTCAAGACCGTACAGTTGCCAGACTTCAGGAAAAACGTGTCCGGATCGGTGGCAAGCGGCAATCAGTATCTGGTTATGCCGTCAGATTTTCTGACCCCCTACTCGCTGGCTATAGACAACTCGGGCTTTGAGTATCTGATATTTAAAGACGTAAACTTTATACGTCAGGCGTATCCGCTGACGACAACGCAAGGGGCGCCCAAGTATTACGGCATATTTAGCCGCACCGCGTTTATCCTCGGCCCTACCCCAGACTCTGCATACGATGCAGAACTGCACTACTTCCACAAGCCAACTTCAATCACAGCGTCCGCTGACGGCACAAGTTGGCTAGGCACTAACGCCGAGTCCACACTGCTTTACGGATGTCTTGTCGAGGCATACACCTACCTCAAGGGCGACCCAGACCTAATGCAAACATACACGCAAAGGTATCTGGAGGCGCTGAGCAAGCTGGAGGAGTTGGGCGAAGGCTACAGCACAACAGACAGTTACCGTAGCGGAGAAGTAAGGAAGCCTAGGGCATGATTAGTGTTAGCACCACGATGGACGTGGGTAGCGTCCTTGTTGAGACAACGGACAGAAGGGGTTTTACCCCAGAAGAGATTGCCGAGAGATGCTTAAACAGGGTCGTCTCGGTTGCCGATACTGCGATGCCTGAGGTTCAGGCTCAAGCGCAGGCATTCAAGGATCAGATTAGGGCGGTCCTTGTTTTTTACATGAAAGAGGCCGCGAAAAGCGACCGAACCACTGTGTATAACGCCCTCTTGGATGCTGGGCAAAAAGACTTAGCCGAACTTATCAGGAGAATGTGATATGGCTTTTAGCGGAAACTACATGTGTACCTCATTCAAGCAAGAGTTGCTTGTAGGCTCACACAACTTCACTGCCGGCACCGGAGATACCTTCAAGCTGGCTATGTATGACAACAATGCGAGCTTTACGGCGTCTACCACTGACTACACCGCAACCAATGAGGTGAGCGGTACGGGTTATACGGCGGGCGGCGGTACGCTTACCAATGTTACTCCTACCACGTCAGGAACAACGGCGCTGACTGACTTCGCCGACTTGACGTTTAGCTCGTCAACGATCACTGCTCGCGGTGCGTTGATTTACAACACCACCACGGCTGGCGGCACAGGTACTACGGACACGGTTGTCGTTCTGGACTTTGGTTCTGACAAGTCATCCAGTGCGGGCGACTTCACCATTGTGTTCCCAACTGCTGACGCATCTAACGCTATTATTCGGATTGCATAATCATGGCTCTGGTCGTTGCTGATCGCGTAAAAGAAACCACCACCACGACAGGCACGGGGGCGATTTCGCTTGCCGGAGCAGAGGCGAATTTTATTGCGTTCTCAGCGGCCCTGTCAGATGGTGACACAACCTACTACGCCATTATCGATAATGTGAATCAAGCCTACGAAGTGGGCCTTGGCACATACACGGCGGGTGGGAACACGCTGGCCCGGACGACAGTGCTGGCCAGTTCAAATGGCGGATCTGCTGTTAACTTTTCAGCAGGAAGCAAAGATGTATTTATCAATTACCCTGCGGATAAGTCGGTATATCTGGACGACTCCAATCAACTTGTTATCAATAGCACGGCGGTTACCGCAACAGCCGCAGAGCTTAATTTTGTTGATGGCGTAACGTCCAACATTCAAACCCAGCTTGATGTAAAGGCAAGCACCGGAAAGGCCATCGCAATGGCCATTGTGTTCGGATAGGAGATAAATAATGGCCGCACCAAACATTGTAAACGTATCGACAATTACGGGTAAGTCGTTTTACCTCGCATTGTCCACTACAAGCGCAACAGAGCTTGTCAGTAATGCCGCTTCTAGCGGAAAGGTATTCAAGATCAACATGATCCAAGTGGCTAACGTCGATGGCGCTAACGCTTGCGACGTGACCGTGGATTATCACACTGCGGCGGCGGCTGGAGGAACGGCATACTCGCTGGTTTCTACCGTGTCCGTTCCAGCAGATGCTTCACTGGTTGTACTGGATAAAAACACCGCGATGTATCTTGAAGAAGACCGCTCTATCTCGGTCACGGCTGGCACTGCCAACGATCTTGAAGTTCTCGTTAGCTACGAAGAAATCAGCTAATAGGAGCCTTTCATGGCTACAAACGACGGCGGTTTTATTGGTCAGGACGGGCTAAACGCCCCAGACTCGCCTACTGGCGTGTCAGCTACGGCTGGTGATACCCAAGCGACCATATCGTTTACTGCGCCTTCTGATGTCGGCGGGTCGGCTATTACTGGCTACAGCGTACAGTCTGACAATGGCGATGGGACGTTCCTTTACAGTTACAGCCTTGAAAACGCGGCATACAATTCTGTCTCTTTCGGGATAACTCAACCGCACACAGTAAGGCTTAACAACGACGGCACAAAAGCCTATTTCTTGCTGGCGACAGGCTCGGCAAGCCAATACAGCTTAACAACAGCGTATGACATAAGCACGGCAACTACTGACTCAAAATCGTTTAGTTTTACAACGCAGGACGCATCTCCGCGAGGCATAACTTTTAATGGCGACGGCACTAAGGTTTATATGGTGGGATATACAAATGCCACCGTTTATCAGTACAGCCTTAGCACCGCATTTGACATTTCAACAGCAAGCTACGACTCGGTTAGCTTTAGCCTTTCAAGCCAAGGCACACAGCCTGACGAGATAATATTCAATAATGACGGCACTAAGTTTTACGTTTGCATGATCAACAATGAGACGGTGTTTCAGTACAGCTTGAGCAGTGCATACGACATGAGTACCGCCACTTATGATTCAGTTAGTCTCGATGTCTCAGGGCAGTCAAATAACCCAAGAGGAATTGCTTTAAACGGCGATGGCACTAAGTTTTTTGTTTTGGGCGAAGTTAACGATGCTGTTTATCAATATTCGCTAGGCACTGCTTACAGTTTAAGCGGGGCGTCTTATGACAGCGTTAGTTTCGACGTTTCGGGCCAAGTTACCCTACCAACAGGTCTTGTTTTTGGGGACAACGGCACAAAAATGTATATTGCGGGCTATAGTGCAGATAACGTCTACCAGTACACAACTGGCCTTAACACTTACCCCACCGCCTCACCCATCACAGTCACGGGCCTAACCAACGGCACAAGCTACACGTTTAATGTATGGGCACTCAATGCGTTTGGTTGGTCTGGCCCGAGTGATGCGAGCGGGAGTGTCTCTCCTGCCCCTCCAAGAGGCATATTTGCTGGCGGCACATCTGCATCCGATACAACGACAAATGTTATTCAGTACATTGATATAAGCTCTACAGGGAACGCCACAGATTTTGGAGATTTGACCCTTGCAAGAACTAACCTAGCAGGCGGATCAAGCTCAACCAGAGGCGTGTCTATAGCAGGAATTGTTTATCCTACAATTACTGCTCAAAACACCATTGACTATGTGACGATTGCCAGCACTGGTAACGCTACAGATTTTGGGGATGCAACAGAAGCCTTGAACCCCAACTCAGATGCTGGCGCGGCTAACTCGACGCGATGTTTGTATACAGGAAGGAATCCAAGCGTCATCAATAAAATTGAGTACATTACGATAGCCACGACAGGAAATGGGTCAGATTTTGGAGATTTGACTTCAAACAGAGATCCTTCGGGCGCGGCATCCCCCACTAGAGCGGTATTTTGGTGCGGAGGAAACCCTGCAACCAATGTAATTGATTACGTCACGATTGCATCTACGGGCAATGCTACGGACTTTGGCGATGCAACCTACACAATTAGTCAAGGCGGTGCGGTTTCAAGCGAGACAAGAGCTTTATGTATTGGAGGCAATGCAGGAAGTAGAACAAACACCATTGACTACATAACAATCGCTTCTACAGGCAACGCATTAGATTTTGGGGATCTGTCCGTTTCGCGCCGATATGGAACTGGTTGCTCATCGTCTACGAGGGGTGTTTTTGGTGGGGGTAACACCGCTACAAATACATATAGCGACATAATGGACTATGTAACGATAGCCTCTACGGGTAACGCCGCAGATTTTGGTGATTTAACCATTGGGGTTAATAGTAATTGCGGGTTTTCATCTGATCATGGAGGGGTTCAATAATGCCTAATTATCAAGGCGTTTGGTCGCTCTCCGCGCAGTATCAAAATGCAGAACTGTGGGGTGTCCAGCTTTTGGGGTCGGGAACAGCGGTTGCGTTTGGCGGTGTTTCGGGCAATGGTAGCCCTGAGTGGGCCAACGCAGACTATATAAACATTGCCACAACTGGAAATGCCGCCGACTTTGGTGATATGCCATATACTTGCGAAAGAGGGGCAAGTTGCGCGTCATCTACCAAGTTTATTTACTTTCCCGGTCAAAAAAATAATTCCCAAAGCCAAACAATGTCGTCGCGTTTTTTTGCGTCAGGATCGGACACTGTTGATTTTGGAAGCTATACGCCAGAAAACAGCTATCTTGACGCCCCGTCGGGGTGTTCAAACTCAACTAGGGGCGTTCTTGGCGGCGGCAGTGGAGCTAATTCTCCTTATCAAATGAACACCCTTTACTACATAACGCTTGCCTCTCTTGGTGATGCAAGTGATTTTGGGGATTTAAGTGCGGGACGTAGTTTTTTATCAGGTCTTGCATCTTCGACTAGAGGTGTTTTTTCGGGAGGCCGTGAAGAGACAACCAACCCGACAAACAGGATGGATTACGTCACGATTGCGTCTACTGGGAATGCGACAGATTTTGGCGACCTTACTGCCGCAAGAAGAGAGGTGGCTGGGGCGGCATCCTCTACTCGCGGTGTAAATGGCGGCGGCAACACCGGAACGTATTCCAATATTATTGATTACATCACCATAGCAACTACCGGAAACGCCACAGATTTTGGCGACCTGACTCTCTCAATGTTTGGGACAGCGGCGGCATCAACAGAGTCGCGGGCGGTTTGGTTTGGCGGGTATACCGGATCAACGCGAAACGTTATTCAGTACGTCACTATAGCGACCACTGGAAACGCGGTTGACTTTGGTGATTTAGCGCAAGGAAGGTGGCGTTTGATGGCGGCATCTAACGCCCACGGAGGGCTGTCCTAATGTCCAAGCGTTACCAAGGCAACATTATTACTGACTCTCCGGTTGAGCCAAGCGGCCCGTATGAAGACAGTGCCGCAAGCGGCGTTTGGAGTCTTGCAGAAGCAGAAGCATATACCCGAGGCGGTTTGTGGCCGACTGCTGGAAATCCTGCGCCAGTTGGCTTGTTTACAGGCGGCTACACAGGAAGCGCAAGCGTAGCAAGCATTGACAAGATTTTGTTTGCAACGGCTGGGAATGCAACTGATTATGGAGATATGAGCGCGGGGGGTTTAAGAAATGCCGCCGTGGGTTCTTCGACAAGAATGGTTACTCAGCTTGGAAATTCTGGCGGCAATGTAAACACTTTGGAGTATGGCGAGTTTGCTACGTCTGCGAACACTGTAGACTTTGGGGATTTGACTGTCGCTAGAAGTGCTGGCACTGCATTTTCTAGCTCTACTCGCGGTATTTGGGCGGCAGGAAGCAGTCAAAATACGATTGATTACATAACTATTGCGTCCACTGGCAATGCCCTTGATTTTGGAGATTGTCTTTCTCCTTTTAATGACACTCCCGGCGGCTGTGCATCTACGACTCGGGGCGTTATGGCGGGAGGTCAATCGAATACGCTTGGCGATTACTCTAACGTCATCCAGTACGTCACTATAGACACAACGGGCAATATGACGGATTTTGGTGATTTGACTGTAGGCCGCAACTCATTAACTGGGGCATCAAGCGCAACGCGGGGTGTTTTTGCTGGTGGAAACCCTCCGGGCTACAGCAATGTCATTGACTATATAACTATTGCAACTACCGGAAACGCCACAGATTTTGGCGACCTTACCTTGGCTAGAAGAGAGGTTGGGGGCATGGCGGGATCAACAAGGGCTGTTTTTGGGGGCGGGAATACGCCTACTGTGCAGAATGTTATGGATTTTATAACAATAGCAACAACCGGAAACGCATCAGATTTTGGCGATTTGACTCAGGCGCTTTACGGCATAAGTCAAGGCGCGTCTAACTCGCACGGGGGCATCGCCTAATGTTAAAAGCAAAAGACAAAAAAGAATTAGTCGCGCAGGATATTAATATCCACCTCCCTGCGGCAAAGCCAGAATACAAGTCCATGCTGGCTAACATACAGGAAAAAGCTCCTGCGATAGCGCAGGCGTCCAGCAACTTCTACAAGTCGCACTCACAAATGATGAGCGTGACACTGGATGTAACAGCCATTACCCCGATCCGCTCTGTCAAACACAGCTTGGCGGAGATTGAAAAGACCAAGGCGGCTTTGCAGGAAGGTTACTTCCGCATGAAAAAGGATGAGGTCAAGCTCAAAAAGATTGAGCGCAAGATCACTCAGGAAGAGGATCATTTGGAGCGCGAACTGCTTGAAATTAAGCGCGATGAGTTGATTGCTAAGGCTGAGTCATCACGGGGTTATGTAGAGGGCGCAATTCGCAAGCTGAATTTCTTTACCAACCAGTATGACAGCCTGATGGAAAAGCTGGGCAAAGACACCCTGACCGAAGAAGATTACGAAGAAGAAGAGATCAAATACCACATTATGACCTGTATGAAGCAGGCGCTAAATGCCGCCAGAAGTCGTAATGGCATGATTGACGAAGGCAACTTGATCTACATATTCGATCTGGGCATTAACGCCGCCCAAGCGCAAGCCGAGGTGTTTTCATACCTTCAATGGGAGAACGAATTGGTCAAGCAGGGTAAAGCGCCAGAGCATCATCACACGGTGCAATGGCTAGAAGGCTGTGCTGAAAAGTGGAAGCATTGCCCAACAAATTTTGCAAGCAGTAGAGGTTTCCAGATTATGGATAGAACCTCATTAACAAACACTCCGCTATTAAAGGACGCTAGTGATGCCGCATAAAGTAGTGAAGTACAGGCTTACGGAGTCTGGAACAATTCCAACGTTTTTAAAGTTTGGTGTACCGCAATGTACGGGCGGAATGTATGCCGTGCCTGACAGTGAAACAGCCAGCCCACAAGATTGGATTCTGTTAGGAATTTCTGACGATGGCGCAGACATTTCTGGCGCTATTGAGGAAGTTGCCTCGCAAGCAGACTTGGAAACATACCTGTCTACTCAAGCCACTGCAAATAGCTGGACAGATCCAGACCCTAATGACCCAGACGCAACAGTGGCGTTTGACGCGGCGGCTCATGCCACTCGCGTGTGGGATGACCTGACCGCGCTAAATGGCGGTTAATTGAGCAACTAATGAATGGACCCTTTGAGCTTGGTAGCAATGGCCTCGACCACATTCAAGGGGTTGCAGGTACTGGTTAGTAAAGGGGCCGAAATAGAGCATGTGGCTCAGAAGCTGGGCCACTGGTACACGCTGGTATCTGATATTAATCAAGCCGAGCGCGAAGCGGAAAATCCGCCCCTCTTCAAGAAAATGTTTGACGGCTCTTCTGTCGAGGAGCAGGCGTTAAATGCTGTTATTGCCAAGAAGAAAATAGAAGAGCAGAACAGGCAAATCCGCGAACTGATCATGTACGCATACGGCGAAGAAACCTACCGCGAAATGCTACAAATGCGTAAGGACATTAGGGCCAAGCGGGAAAAAATGATTTACAAACAGCGGCGGAGACAGCGTCGTATGCTTGACGTGTCAGCATTAGTAATGGCGCTTATTTTTTCTGGCGGCGTCATTTATTTCACACTCAACCTTATTCAATCACTGAGGAGCGCGTAATGCGTAAGCTACTTGCACTTGGAGGTGGTAATGGATCAGGGCATGATTAACACAATTATCACCCTTGCTGGCGGTGTTTTTGGCTGGTTGCTCAAGACGCTATGGGACTCTGTGCGTATGCTGGAAAGGACAGACGACATGATCATCGAAAAGGTCAACAGGGTTGAAGTCTTGGTCGCTGGGGAATATGTCCGCCGCGAAGAGTTTCAAGATGGCATTCAGCGCCTTTTTAGCAAGCTGGACCAGATAGAGGCCAAGATCGACCAAAAGGCGGACAAGTAATAAGCCATGCTCGGGTCTCGTAGCTTTTCGGCATCGGCATTCAGCGAAAGCCCAGATGGCCCAGTAGGCGTTCAAGGCGTTTCCGCAACAGGCGCCGTTGATTCGGTGACCGTTACTGGCGATGCTGTCGTTTCGGTCACCGGGGTTGAGGCCACTGGTGGTGTTGGCACAGCAACGGCCCAGTTTCCTGTTGGTGTAGCGGTTACGGGCATATCTGGCACAGCGTCAGTTGGCTCGGCAATAGGATCAATTCCCGTTTCTGTTAGCGTAACGGGAGTTGGCGCTACCACACCCATGACTGCCGCAGGGGCTGGAGGCCCGCTGTTTGGTGGGATGGCGTTCAGTCAGGAATCGTTCTCCTCTCTGGCAGATGGCCCTCTTGACATTGTAGTCCGCGAAGGCGCAGGGGCGATTTTGACAGGCGTCGAGGCTACTGGCGAAGTTGGCTCTGTGGCAGTCGATGGGGCCGCGAATGTTCCCGTCACCGGCCTCTCTGCAACGGGATCAGTAGATAGTGTCAGTGTCATCGGCGAAGCCAACGTCAGCCCGACAGGACTAGCCGCCACAGGGGTTGTCGGCACCGCCACGGTTGTCGAGGGGACTGGCGTCAACGTCCTGCTTAGCTCCCCAAGGCTTCAGGGCTCTGTCGGCATTGTCCAGCCCAACGCACAGGTCAAGGTGTTCCTGACGGGCGTTGCGGGGACAGGCGAGACATCTGGAGCATCTGTTGTTTCGTGGAACGAAATCATTCCTAACCAAGACCCGAACTGGGTTGAAATTGCGGCGTAGGGGAAACCATGCCTAGTACATATACAACAAATCTCGGCATCGAAAAGATCACAACCGGCGATCAGGCTGGCTTGTGGGGTGCCACCACCAACACAAACTTCGACATCATTGATCAGGCGGTCAACGGGATTGTTGCCGCAACGCTTGCGTCTGCTGGCTCCTCAGGCGCTCCTAACACGTTAGATATAACAAATGGTTCTACGTCAGACGGCAGAAACAAGTTTATTGAGCTTACGGATGGTGGCGATTTAGGGGCAACTGCCTACGTCCAGCTTACTCCAAATGATGCAGAGAAGATCGTCTTTGTAAGAAACAGTCTTTCCGGCGGCAGGGCGGTGATTATCTTCCAAGGGACGTACAGCGCGTCCAACGACTTTGAGTTAGCGAATGGGAAGGATGCTGTCCTGAAGTTTAATGGGGCGGGCGCTGGCGCTACAGTGACGCAGGTGTTTGAGGATCTTGTTGCCACCAATGTAACGGCTAGTTTGACGGGCGATGTGACAGGCAATGTGACAGGAAATGTCACTGGTGCGGTTACAGGTAACGTGTCAGGAAATTTGACAGGCAACGTGACCGGAGACGTTACGGGCAATGTCACAGGCAATATCACTTCATCTGGAACGTCATCCTTCTCCAATATAGATGCGAATGGCGGGGCAATAGACGGGGTAGTGATTGGCGCCAACTCTGCGGCGGCAGGCACATTTACCAATCTAACGGCATCAGGAACGTCAACCCTTACCACAGTTGACATAAATGCCGGTGACATCGACGGGACTAACATTGGTGCGGCCACCCCCGGCGCAGGCACTTTTAGTGCGCTTGCGACAACGAGCGATCACGTCAGGATTGATACCCCTCAAACACCAGCAAGTTCCTCTGCATCCGGCACAGCCGGAGAGATAGCGTGGGATACAAACTACATATATGTGTGTGTCGCAACAAACTCATGGAAAAGGGTCGCACTGTCCACATTCTAAGGAGGTGCCATGTTACAAGCACTGATAGGGCCGGTAGCTAATCTTGTTGGCGGTTTTCTCAACAACAAGCATGAACAGGCGCAGGCCAAGCACCAAGCAAAACTACAGGTAATTCAGAATGATGCCGATTGGGAAAGCAAGATGGCGGCGGCGTCCGGCAATAGCTGGAAGGACGAGTTCTGGACGATTGTTCTCGCGGTTCCGCTCTTTTGCCTTGGATATTCTGTTGTGGTTGATGACCCCGCTATTCTTCAGCGCGTTTCTGACAGCTTTGACGCTCTGGATACTCTGCCTGATTGGTATCAGTATTTATTGTTCCTTGCGGTATCCGCGTCCTTCGGGATCAGGGGTGCTGATAAGCTGATGAAGCTGAGGGCGAAATGACACCTGAGCAATTAAATTCATGGCGCGTTATTCCCAGACTGCTGATGCTGGCAATGCTGGTGATGACCTACCGCGTAGTTGAGTGGTTTATGGCGCTACCTGAGCCCACGCTTGAGCAGGCGGGTCTGGTTTCTGTCATGACTGGCGCACTGACGGGCGCGTTTGGCTTGTTTCTTGGGTCTGGCAAAAAAGAATGAGCGAGTTTAAGTATTTCAAGCTGTCTGACTTCGACTGTCAAGAGACAGGCGAGAATGAGATGGACTTGGATTTCATCATGGATCTGGATGAGCTACGTGAAGCCTGTGGGTTCCCGTTTATTATCACCTCGGGATACCGCTCAAACAGGCATAGCTTGGAGGCGAAGAAGGAAAAGCCGGGAATGCACGCCTATGGCATAGCGGCTGACATTCAGGTTCGGGACGGCTCTGAGCGCATGCTGATCGTCCGAAAGGCGATTGAGATGGGATTTGGTGGGGTGGGAGTGGCCAAGTCATTTGTTCATGTAGACAAACGTCAATCGACGCCAGTGATGTGGGTATACTGAGTGGCTCTTACCAAGATACAGTTCAAGCCGGGGATAGACAAAGAAGGCACCGAATACAGTGCTGACTCTGGCTGGTTTGATGCAGATAGGGTGCGGTTTAGGAAAGGCCGAGCGGAAACAATAGGCGGCTGGACTAAGTATGTCAGCACCGCGATTAAGGGCGTGGCGCGGTCCCTGTTTGACTGGGGTTCTGCGGATGGCAACAAATACCTCGGCATAGGCACAAACCTCAAGGTCTATGTCGAGACTGGCGGCATCATCTCTGACATCACGCCAATAAGGGCGACAACAGCCGCCGGAGACGTGACCTTCGCCGCGACTAACGGCTCGTCTACGCTGGTTGTCAGCGATACGGCGCACGGCGCTGTGGAAGGGGACTTTGTCACCTACTCAGGCGCGGTCTCTCTGGGCGGCAATGTTACTGCTGACGTGTTAAATCAAGAGTATCAGATAGACCTGATTGTTGACGCTAACTCGTACAATATTACCGCCAAGGACACCAGTGGGGCCACGGTCACAGCGAATGCTAGCGATACCGGCAATGGCGGCGCATCTGTGGTTGGCGTTTACCAGATTAACACCGGCACCAACTTCTATGTGGACAGCACGGGATGGGGCGTAGGCGGTTGGGGTATCCCTGCTTTTGGCGAGTCCGTGGATCTGACGGTATCGAACCAGCTTCGGCTGTACAGTCAGGACGCTTTTGGAGACGACCTGATTTTTAATCCAAGGGCTGGCGGAGTGTACTACTGGGACGAAAGTAGCGGCACGTCAACTAGAGCAATACCGCTATCATCTCTTGGCGGCGCATCAAATACACCGACATCTGCACTACAAGTCATGGTCTCTGACATTGACAGGCACGTCATCTGTTTCGGGTGCAATCCACTAGGCTCATCGAGCATAGACCCGCTCTTGATCCGGTGGTCGGATCAGGAGAATGCTGGAGTTTGGACGCCAACGGCGACAAATAGCTCTGGCGGTCAGGTGCTGTCAACCGGAACCACCATTGTTGGCGCAATTAAGACAAGGCAAGAAATCCTGATCTTCACGGACGTGGGCATACAGGCCATGCGTTTTGTCGGCGCCCCGTTCATCTATTCTTTCTCTCCAGTGGCGGAGAATGTCAGCATAATCTCCCCGAAGGCTGGGGTTGCGGCGGCTGACGCGGTCTTTTTCATGGATCGAGAGGGGTTCTATGTGTACCGAGGTGCGGTGCAAAGACTGCCATGCTCGGTGCTGGACTATGTGTTTTCAAATCTCCAGTTTGACCAGAGGTTTAAGATATTTGCCACAACCAACCCTGATGACTCGGAAGTCACATGGCACTACCCCGTGGGGGGCGCAAGCGCAGACATCACAAACTACGTTACTTATAACTATCTGGAAGAAAACTGGACAATCGGGACGCTGGATAGGGGCGCATATATCCACGCACCAACCAAAGAGTATCCGGTTGCGGCGTCAAACAGTATTACTGACATAAACAATAATTACCTGTACATTCATGAGTTCGGGCACACCGCTGACGGAGAGCCCATGAACGCATACATTTCATCTGGGGGGATTGGGCTCGGAGACGGAGAGTCCTTTGTTTCTGTAAGGCGGGTAATCCCTGACTTCACCTTTAGGGGAAGGTCGTCTGCGGCAGACCTGTCTTTAGAGGTCAGGGGCAAGGACTTTCCACTGGACCCTGAGGCGGTGTTAGATACTGCCACCATTAATAGCTCAACAGGGCAGTACCATCTTCGGGCAAGAACCCGAGAGATGATAATTAAAATATCGACAAACGGTTCTGAGTACGGCTGGACGCTGGGCGACTTGCGTTTTGACGTGAGAACGGACGGACGCCGCTAATGCCAAGATATACGACCCTGCCGGTAGCCAGCAAAGAGTACGAGCAACAGAATGAGCAGGTTGCCCGCAGGACGATAGAGCAATCGTTGCAGGATATATCCAGCACGGTAGAGGGCAACACAAACAAGACCAATAAAGACTCGTCACTGGCCCTGCGCCGGTTTCAGTTCTTGTTGATGGGAGCTAGCAGTGGCTGACGTAATCAAGGTTCTTGGTCAAAGCGCCCCATCTGCCACAACCACAACAACGCTATACACAGTCCCGAATCTCAACCAGACCACCGTAAGCTCTCTGGTTATCTGCAATAGGACTGGAGGCGCCTTGACGTACCGGGTAAGCGTTCATGTGGCGGACGCGGCGGCGTCTAACGAGCAATACCTGTATTACGACAAGACGATAGCGGCAAATGAAACATTCTCTGCCGTGTTAGGACTAACTCTTAATCAAAGCGACGTGGTCAAGGTGTATGCTAGTAACACGGGCCTCAGCTTTAACATGTTTGGTGTAGAGACAAGCTAATGAATCAATATCCAGCAAAACCGTTAATGGATCAGATGGCGCAGTATGGTCGCTATGGCGACACCATGCTGGTTCACATGAACCCTGCCGAGGTTGCGGGGATAGCCTCCTTGGTTCCGGGCGGCTTGACCACCAACCCCGTGACCGGACAGCCGGAAGCCTTCGCATTCCTTATCCCAATGCTGGCTAGCGCCGCGGGCATATCCATGTCGCCTCTGGTTGCTGGCGCTGTGACGGGTGCGGTCACCGCTATAGCAGAGAAAGACATAGGAAAGGGTCTTCTAGCTGGCATTGGCGGCATGGCAAGCGGTGCTCTTGGAGAGGGCTTAGGCGAATTGCTTGGTACGGGCGCCGATGCGGCGACACAGACGGCGTTGCAAACCGGAACGGAAGGTGCGGCAGAGCTTGGTCAGGCGCTTGCTGGAACAACCGAGGCGGCGGCAAGTGCGGCTCAGGGGGTGCCAACAGAGATACTGGGGGCGGAGCTTGCGTCCAACGCTAACACAGCCGCTACAGCGGCTCAGATGGCTCAGGCGCAACAGCTTGCCACCCCCACGGCAGATATGCTTGCGAAGTTGCCATCACCAAATGACGCTGTTCAAGGCTCTATGTTCAACAGGGTAGACGCAGGCATAAGAAGCCTCGGAACAATGGGCCAGCTTGGGATTCTTGGCGCCTCTCAAGGTGCAATAGGTGACATGGAGATGCGTGAGGCCCAGAGAAGACAGGCAAGCGCGCTGAGAAAAGAAGGCGAAGCATCCAGACAGGAAAGTTACGACGACCTTCAGATGGCTTATGGCGTGGGCCAGCCCGGGGTTGCGTCTGGAATATCCCCGTACAGGTCAGAGATGAGCAAGCGAACACTCCCGCCCATGTACGCGGCCCAAGGCGGACAAGTAAGACGCATGGCGGAGGGCGGCAAGGCAGAAGACAGCAAAAGCACCGCCACGACCAGCTACAACGTCAACTACACAGATCCGTATGCAACTGCGCTTGGAGCGGCCAGATTCTTCGGTGTAGGGGGTCGAGGGTATGGCGGCATAGACCCAGTCGCAGTTCAAGCAAACCTGCGCCCTAGGGATGTTGTTGCTCCCCCTAAAGACTACATGGCAGGGTTTGAACCTGAGTTTAGTTATTTCCAAGACACGTCGGAGGGGATCATGGTGCCGGACAGGTCGTACAGACCTCTTCGGCAAGGCGTGATCAATCAGGGTAGCTATTTTGACCCGATCCTTCAGGCGCCTCAGTCCAACGCTCAGATGCAGGAGTATTATCGCACTTTGTCCAAGCTGGACCCCGGCCCGACAGATCCAGAGTCGGTAATGGGATTGGCGTCTAGGCGCTCGGTCTTGTCTCCAGTGCAACAGAGCATGCTTGAGTCGTATTACTCACAGCCACCTGAGGAGCCGGAAACCACCACCACAACGGGGACTGAAACACCATCAACTGACCTCGGCGAGTTTGAGCTAACCGACACGGTTAGAGGCTATTTCCCCGGCAAGACAGACCAAGAAATACGAGATCTTCTTGCGTCATACCAAAGCGGCAATATTTTCAATTTCGCCGCCAACATAGCAGACCCAACTGCAATTAATGCAATTGCTCTTTCAATGCAGGCGGGTTTGGGCCCAAATGATGTTAGCCCTTTGAGTAGCCCAGAGGCGCTCATGGCGCTCTACCCAAGCCTTACCGAGGCTCAGGCTAGGTCGCTTGCCTCTTTAAGCATCAACCCGATTCCTTTTAGTGCGGGCGGGGATGTGCCGGAGGTGACTTTAAAAACGTCTCTTGGCGAAACATCTGTGCCAAGCGGCGGTATCGCTCAGGTTCCCACGGAGTTCACGGGAGCGTCAGAGCAACAGAAAAGACTCAACAAGATGACCGGACTGCCTTTCGACGAGGAAGGTGAAGACGTGAAGAGAGACGTTCAAGCTCTTGAGTCTGCTGTTTTGGGCGAAATTGAAGAGGGTCTGGCAAATGAGATCATCGAGATGTTCGTGCAGAAGTACGGCCCAGACATATACAGGGTGGCTAGGGAGTCAATACTAAGGCGAGCAGTTCCAAATGCCCAGACAGAAGGCATGATTTCTGGCCCCGGAGGGGGCATGGATGACATGGTTCAGGGTATGATAGGCAACGAACAGCCTGTCGCGGTGTCGCCCGGAGAGTTCATTGTTCCGGCTGATGTAGTGTCTGGTCTTGGAGACGGTAGCTCTGATGCTGGCGCAGAAAAGCTAGACATGATGATGGAAAGGGTGCGGATGGAACGCAACGGAACAACAAAGCAGGCTCCTCAAGTAAATGAAAGGAGAGTGATGCCTGCATGAACATAAGTCTAGTCCCGTTAGAACACGCCCACTCGGCATGGAACGATGTCCGAGCTTATTTGGAACCAGCGGTGGAGCGATGCAACGGGCGCTGGACGATGGAGCATCTATGCGCCGCAGTGGCGATGGGCAGTACCCAGCTATGGGTCGCCTTTGATGATGAAAAGGTTTGGGGTGCCTTAACCACGGAAGTCACCTACTACCCCGGCAAGCGAATACTCTCCATGCACTTTCTAGGCGGGGAAGACTTCGACAAGTGGTATCACCTTCTTTTGGAGCAAATCAGCCGTTACGCCCGAGACATGGGCTGTCAGAGCATTGAAGGCGTGGCTAGGTTTGGGTTTTGGAAATTTTTAGAGGCTGACGGCTTCGAGAAGTCGGCGGCGTTTTATGAAAAGGAACTAGGCGATGAGTAAGGGCGGCGGCAGTAGCGGACCTACTGAGTCCAAGGTAGTCCAGTCAAACCTACCGGAATACGCAGAACCATATTACAGAGACCTTCTTGCCCGTACAGGGTATGAAAGCTCGGTTCCGTACACTCCGTACCCCGGACAGCGCCTTGAGTACTTCACTCCTTCGGAGCAGGAGGCAATGTCTCGGTTCACTCAGATGGGTGTTTCTGGAACCTCACCTGAGCTAGATGTGGCGGGCAACATCGCTGGCACCATTGGGATGGGCAGTCCTTATGCGGGCACCATGCTTGAGACAACCCGCCGAGCGCAAGAAATGCCGTCAATGGCAGACCCATACGCAATGTCTTCGTACATGAACCCTTATCAGCAACTTGTTCTGGATAACCAGATGCGGGAAGCTCGGAGACAGTCCGACATCATGGGTCAGCAGATGGGTCTTCAGGCGGCTGGTCAGGGGAGCCTCGGAGGATATCGAGAAGGCATCATGCAGGCAGAGCGCCAGCGCAACCTAGAGCGTCAGCTTGGTGACATCTATGGCGCCGGAATGCAACAGGCATTTGGTCAGGCACAGCAAGGTCTTGAGCTTGACAGGGCATATGCCCAGCAGGCGGCGCAACTCGGCCAAGGTGCGTTTGGTCAGCTAATGGGAGCAGATGCACAGCGTCTTGCGGCGGCTGGCATGCTTGGTGATTATGCCTCTCAACGACAGAGGATGGAGATCGAGAGACTCCGCAACATGCAAGCGGCAGGCGAGGCAGAGAGAAGACTGCTCCAGTCTAGCTTGGATATCGGATATCAGGACTTTCTCCGTCAGCGGGCGTTCCCGCAGGAACAGCTTGGCTACTACAGCCAGATGTTGCAGGGGACACCCATATCTCCGGGGCAGACGGCCACTTCATTCGGAATGGAGCCGTCTACCATGCAACAGTTGCTGGGCACCGGCATCGCCGCGGCTGGCCTGTATAACGCATTTGGAGGGGGCCGAGGATGATGATGAACCTTCTTGAGATCGAAGATGCCGTAAAGGGCATGTCCGATCAGCAGTTGTTGCAGGAGGCCATGAGCCCAAGCGGCAACATTCCTCAGTTCCTGATCGTCTCCGAGAAGCAGAACAGAGACAAGGTGCGGAAAGAGTATGCCCAGAACAAGCCGCAGGAGGGCACTGTCGCTCAGCGCATCATGGCGGGAGACTCTGGAATCATGGGGGCTATGCCACAACAGATGGCGATGGCTCCGCAAATGCCGCAGAGAATGCCTCAGATGCCTCCCCCTCAGATGCCTCCGCAGGGCATACAGCAGGCTATGCCACCACAGAGAATGGCAGGCGGCGGGATTGTGCGGATGGCTAATGGCGGGTTTCTTGACGAGATTGTTGTAAAGGCGCCAAATCTAAGCGACCAAAAGCTAGAAGAGCTAATCATAGATGGGGTTCCAACTGTCGACCTGATACAGATGGGGTTCACTACCGATGATATTTCCCGTGTTGGTTCTGCGATAGATCCAAGGGCGATCAGGGAAGGGAAAAAAATACTGAGTGCGGCCCCAGACGCAATATACAACACCCTCACATTCGACCCAGATCGCGCTCAATCTATTGTAGAAAGGGGCCGAGGGGCGCAAGAGCAGGCAGTGCAAAGCGCCCAGCAGTCATTCTTGGGAAGGACCGACATGCCCCGAGCAGAAGACCCAGCTAGGCCATTTCGCACCAGCCTCCAACTGCCTTTTGATCTCTCTTTGCAGGGCACAAAGTTTGAGCCAATCGCTGACCTTATTGGCTCAGGCATAACGAGCGTTGGTAACGCATACGACAGATTTATGGATCGGTCAGATAGCGTGGCAGAAAGAGCGGAAGATAAGCCCGCAGTTTTACCCGGAGGTATTGCTGACACCAAGCAAGGCAGTGGGAGTGTTCCCGCGGAAAAACTAGGCTTACTGCAAATTGACCCCAGCACGAATAAGCTCGCAGGGAACGAGGTTCTCGTTCCTAATGATGAAAGCGGCGCAGATAAAGCTATTGATGAAAAGGGCGGCTACGACGCCGCACGGGTTGATTATGGCGATGCAACTCTGCCATTTCTGCCCTCAACCGGATCTGGCGCTGACTTAGCCGCGTCAAATCTTGAGAGCCTGATGAGCATCATAGAGGAGCGGTCAGCAAGGAACAGTGCGACATCTAGGGGGCTGGCTCTCGCCAACATAGGCGCAGGCATGATCGAGGGCAAGACGGGGCAGGGAATCAGAGACGCCGCCAAGGTTCTCTCAGAGGACGCCAAGGCTCAGGGACAAGCCCAAATGGAAATGGCTAAACTGAGGACCGCGGATGCCCGCGAAGGCCAGAAGCTGGCGTTAATGAAGCAAGACCTTGTTAACAAGTTAGGCATAACAGATAGGCAAAGCGCAATGGCGGCTTTGAAGAGCCTTGGCGATGACATAAGAATCCTCTCTGCCGACAGGGCGTACATGATGACGCAGGAAGGAAAGGATGCGGTTGGCAGGCTGATTGAGCAACAAAAGCTACTTAGAGCTATGCTTGTTCCCGATGTGTTTCCAAAGATCGACCCTCAACAACAGGCGCCAACCACCAGTCCATCGGGTTTTAGCATTAACAGGCAGGCCTAATTAGATGCCTACCACGATTGTCAACTCCCCAGACGGGAGGTTGATTGATGTCAATCATCCTGATGGGGCAACTGACGAACAAATACTTTCGTATGCGGCACAGCAATATGCGCTAGACCCCTCTATAGCCTATGACGCTTCTGATGCAGACGATGGCACCACGGCCCTCGGCGCATTAAGTGAGTTCGGCAAAAGGGCTCTGGGCGGTATCGGCACTGGTTCCGCACGGGTAGTGTCGGGTCTTGGACAGCTTCTCCCCGGTGTTGACGACCAGTCTATGATCGACATGGAGATGGGTGTTAGGCGGTCAATATCCGACACTCTCGACTACGACCCAGCCTACGACGAAAACTACATAGCCCAGCTTGGAGAGGTTGCTGGGGAAATGGTGCCTCAGGTGGCGTCCTTCTTCCTTCGCGGCGGCATCCCTGCAAGAGCGGCCCAACTGGCGACAATGATTGGCCCAGCGGTTTCTGAGGGCGGCATGGATCGCGCCACAGAGGAGCAGGAGCGGGGCGAGGCACTCACCGATTACGAAAGACTGGCATCCAAGGGTGCTGATGTTGTTCTAGGCAGGCTTGAGCAGTTTGGTTTGCCCAGCAGGATACTGAAAGGACTGCCCAAGGGCTTTTTCCAGACCGCAGATGGCAACCCAATACTCCGCAGAATTGAGTCCATGGTTATGTCAGGCCTGTCTGAGGGCACTCAAGAAGCCGCGCAGGGCATACTCAGGGACATCACAACCAAAGCCATTTATGACCCAGACAGGGCAATCGCTGATAGCGTAGTCGAAGACTTCCAGCTAGGCGGCGGCGCTGGTGCGTTGTTCGACTTTATAATTAGCTCTGTTACTGGGGGCAACAGGCGCACACCTAAAGTTGACGCTCCTGAAGAGATGCGTCCTCCCACTGACGAGGAGATAGAGGCAGAGCAACAGGCCAGAGCAAAGGAAGCCACCAAGGAAGACAGACGCCGAAAAGCAATGGACCGTGCGCTTGCCGCTCAAGCCCCCACCACCCCGCCCGACCCCAGAGACACTACAGGTATAGATCCAGAGTTATCAGTCGATGAGATAACCGCTCAGATTGTGGAGATTGCTGGCGCGTATCGCGGCAGGACAACCATCCCCACGGGCTCTCTTTTTGAGGTTCAAGAGCAGGAGGGCAAGTTCTACGTTACCCATGAGGGCGAGCAGTTTGGTCCGGCGATGCGCGACCCTATCAAGGCGCAGGAGGTCAAGGCCGCTCTCAGCGAGGTTAGCGACAATTTAAACGTCGAACGCACAATCGTAGAGTCAGGAATAGACTACACCCCTCAAGAATCCGCCAAGATTATGCGGTTTTACCAGCAGATCAGGAACGCGGGCAGGCGATACACCCCAGAAGATCCGGCAGAGCCGACAATCCCCCGGCAACCAGAGCCTCCTGCTCGGATTAACTTGTTAGAGAATAGGATAAATACCGCCCTAAACCGGAAAGGTATTGACACCCCGATCAACTCAGCAGAAGGGGCGGCGGTAGTTCAGACCATCATTGGCCGTCCGGTGTCAGAATCTACTCCGCTAGCAGACCTTTCTGCTGTTGAGCAGGATTATGTCCTTCAGACTATAATCGAGGCTGACGCCCTTACCCCCCAAGCGAGAGCCACCACTGAAGCCAGAGAACAGGTTGACCCTGTGACTGGCCTTGTCGTTCCTAGTCAGCCTCGGGTGACAGGGCCGCGAGCCACCCTTTCCCTCCCCAACTTTGCGGCTATCGCTAAACCTGTTGAGCCTACCGTCCCTTCAGAGCCGGTTGAAGCGGGAAAAGAAATCGTCCCGTTTGAGCCAGAACAAGAAACCCTGCAAGACAAAGCAATAGAAAGCACGATTGCAAGACAGTTGCAGGCGATCCTGAAGTCTGTTGGCCTTGCGGATGATTTTGTGGTCAAGACGGTAGATCAGGTTGGCAGGGCGAGAAGAGACTCCGCTGGCAACGTGTATATATCGCCCATCAAAAAGAAGTCTGGAGACCAAGAAAACTACGTCACATTTGGTAGTGCTCAGTTGGCGGCAAAAGTTATCCAGATATCGACGGACGGCATCAAGTATCGAGTTGACCAAGGCATGTCGTTTGAAGAGGCGACTGCCGCTGTAATGAACCATGAAATACTGCACGCGCTACGCGGCATGGATTTGTTCACGGCTCAAGAATACAGCCTGCTTGAGAGACTTACGCGCCAATACAGCAAGCCGGGAACCGACATGACCTATGGCCAGTGGGCGGTTAAAACATACCCAGAGTTGTCCGCTGTCGCTCAACAGGAAGAAGCGATTGCGGAGATGATCTCCGACTCCCTGACCAACAACGTGTTGATAGACGGCAAGGCGCAGGCGCTGTCCGGCAAACCGGCAGGCATAATCAGGCGGATTGTGGATCTGTTTAAGCGTCTTGTTGGTTTTGCCCGGGACAATGACATCAACTCCTATCAGGAACTTGTTAACGCCATACAGACTGGGCAGGTTGGTGCGAGAGAGCGAGGTCAGGTACGCACCCTGATGAAGACCGAAAAGGAGCGCGGCCAAGTTGAGGAGCGAAGCCTTACGACTGAGGATCTTCAGTTTAGAACAGGCACTCGCCCAACCAAAGAGCAACTCGATGCGGTTTACAACAACCTAGTTCAGCAGGTTAAACAGCAAGTTGGGGACGCCCCTGAAGTGGTTGCTGACTCTGAGCTTGAGGAGGTTATTGAAGCAAGGGGGCTGAAGTTCCCAAAGAAAGATCAAACCATACCCAGACTCGCCAGAGCAATAGAGCAGGGGTTTAATGTAGACACCGTTTATTATCACGGGACAAGTGTGCCCGACATAAGGCGATTTGATGGCAGTGTGGGCATGGGTGTCGTGTCCGGTCACTTTACGACAAGGCCGCGTTTTGCTAATCAGTTTGCGCCAGCGATAACAATACCCGACCTAGGTCAGATTCCGACTGTGTATCCAGTGTTCCTGAGGTATGGGCGGGAAAACGAGCTTGGCGGCATCGCTGAAATAAGGTCTCTCATACAAGACGAAGATAATCCTGTCAGGTTTTCGTTGAGCAAGCCCTTGAGCCGTCAGCCAAGACTAAAGGCTGACTTAGAGGCATTTTTTGCCGCGGAGCTAGAAAAGGGCAGGCTTTATGGCCCCGACGAGACAAAGCTAAAGAGCTTTGAGCAACAGGACTTGGCGCGGTTTTATTACGAAGGGGTCAGACCTGTTGAGTCTGTCGCAGAGGACTTGGCAGAAGATTTTCACAACAATGCGGCGCAAGTCGCTTATGCGGAGATCACAGAAGGTCCATATGATGTAGATTTTGCTCAGCTTGAAGTTATCGCTCCCTATATGAAGGAGGCTGGGTTTAAGGGCTACTACGACATTGAAGAGGCGGGCAAATCATACAGCGGCATTGCCATGTTCAACAGCGAGGACATCAAGGGCGTATTCGCTGATTTCGACCCCGAGTCCGTGCCAGAGGGCAGTCGCTACGAAGACGACATCATGTACAGCAGGTCTGCTGTTGACATGTTTGAAGAGAAAGCATTCGATCATATTGGCACATCAGGGCGAGAGACGCTGATTCCGGGGCGCATAAATCCGGCGCACAAAGCTAGGCATACCATAGTGGACATGCCGATTGATATGTTTTTGGGGCTGGCACAGGTCGGGCATCAAGACAGAAAGGAAAAGGGGGTTGAAGACCTTGTCAGGAGGGGCGTGAAATTTAGCGAATTGCCCCAGCTTCACACTAAGCCGGTTGACTCAGAGGATTATGGGCCGGTCCTGCTTGTTGGTGGTCATGAGGGAAGGCATCGAGCAAGGGCGCTCAAAGCCGCTGGCTACACAACAATGCCTGTCCGAATTTTCGACCAGACAATACGCTGGGGAGAGCAAGACAACCCCAAGAGCTTTGACTATCTGGATTACTGGCCTGAGATGGTGATCTCTGAGGCGGATATAAATAGGAAGACGGACCCATCTAAGGCTGGATACCAGCCTGTCGGCCTTTACACATACCCGATGTTCATTAACAGAGACGGTACGGTCAACTTTGGCTCTCCAATCGACAGGCCGTCCGTTATTTTTGAGGTTGCGCCAGACCCAAGAAACGAAGAGCTATCAAATAGATGGAACAGTCTTAGTGATGATGCGCGTTTAGAGATATCTGAGCGAGTGGCGAGGCTGGTGGTGCCGTCTGCACTAGCGGAGGTGAGCGCAAGTGGGGAGATTGTCAGTCAGATAGGCAGTTATTACGACGACACAAACCCGTCGTTTGCCGTGCGCCTTACCAGTGGAGACCCAACGGATGCCGCGTCCGCCGTGGGCTTTATCTTACAGCAAGAGTCCATGATGATCGTCTCGCCCCGTCCATACGAGGGCGCAGATAGCCAGTTTGATCCTCGTCTTGAGCAGGAAACTCGCTCAATCCCCGCTGTGTTTATCAGAATTGGCGACAAGCCTTTGGCTGAGGTGAATAAGATATACCAGAGGCTGAGAGCGGTTGAGGGAGTTCCTGAGTTTAGTGGCCAGACCACCATCGACGGAACGATGATGATACTTTTGGGGGCGGATGCAGACGCTGATGCGGTGGTTGATGCGTTTGACAACGCTCTTGATGGCATATACCCTATTGACTCAACTGTTGTATTTTCTTCATTTCCAGAGTCTAAGGACTACGACTATGAGACAAAAGTTCCTGACACCAGAATACGTCGAGAAACTGCTCGGGAACGGCTTATTGATCTCCGCGCCGAGGCGCAAAACGAAGTCGCCAGAGCAATCGAAAGGCTCAAGGGAACCGCTCTTGACGCCAGAAGCGGTAGCGCAAATTCGCCAGATTATGAACAAACAGTCAGGGGAGCAATAACCCCCGACGGCAGACTGGCATTAACGCACTTCGCCACAAAGCAACTAGACAGAACAGACCCCACGCTTGCTGGCACTGGCGCAGACAGGGCCAAGAGAAACAGGCCCAGAATAGGGACGTGGTTTGGCGTAGTTGACGCCGAAGTCGACCCGTATATAAAAGAGCCAATGATCGGAAACGTCCCCAATGAATTTTTTGTGGACCCCGCCCAAATATACGTCATTGACGATGCAAGCAACCCCTCCGCTCCTTCTGATCCAGAGAAGGTCTGGACGACCCATCCAAACGGCGACCCTAATTATGAGGCAATCGGCGAAAAGGTAAGGGAGCTTGGGTTTAATGGATACCTAATCAACGCCCCAGCCCTTGGTAAAGTCGTGGTTATGCACGCACCTCTGAGCAAGGACGGCTCAGACGACATCATGGAAAGTCGCAGGTCTATCAGGCCAATAGATCAGGCCAAACTAGACAAGGCTGTAGAGCAAAACGAAAAAGAAGCGCGTAATGCTGGGTTCAGCGTGCCTCTTTACAGCGTTAAGGCATCTCCAGAGGCTCAGTACATCGCAAGGAACCCAGAGGCCGCGGCTGAGCCAGAGGAAATCCTTGAGTCTCGGGCGCCAGAGTACAACACAAAGACAAAGTCTTTTATCAATCGGCTAATTGAAAGCACGCCGGAGCGTGCAGACCCCATGCGCCAGTATATGGACGTTACTGGGGATAACAGCACTATTGACTACAAGTTAACACAGGCAAAGCAGGCGCTTGTCAATCGCTATGCTCGACTAGAAAAGCTGAATCAGAGGTACTTCAAAGACTACCTAGCAGACAGTAGTTCTATCGCCGCAGTTCTTTTTGCCGACAGATCCGCTGGCGTCACTGCTGAAGCAATCAAGAGTGGCGTTCCTCAGTACAGGAATGGACTGACCAAGGTTGTCGATTTTTCCTACAACGGAAAACAGTACCGGGGTCTTGTTGATATCATTAACCTGTTAAGAACAAAAAAATACGGCGACATCAGCGAGTTTGCTCAGGCCTACGCAATCGCCATGCGAGGCGAAAGGCTCAACAAGGAGGGCAAGCCAACGCCCGTCTCACAGCAGGACATAGACGAGGCCCGAGAAAACATAAAGCAGTTTACCGACACGAACGGGTACAACCCCGTCGTTGAGTGGTATGGCGCTTGGCAGGCATACAACAATCAGGTCATTACATTCCTAGAAGATACTGGCGTTATAGACGAGAAAGGCGCCGAATCTTGGAGGCTTGCATCAGACTACATACCGTTCTACAGGGCGCTTGAGCCAAACTACGACACCGGCAAGATAACCAACCACCCCTTCGGTGATCTCAAAAAGCTGGGGGCATTCAAGCCATACAAGGGCAAGACGGACAAGATCAACGTGCCTTTGGTGGAGTCGATTGTAAAGAACACCGCCGCCGCGATTGACTTGGGCATGAGGAACGTAGCTCAACAGCGCATTGCGCGAGACATGCAGAAGCTACAGCTTGCCAGACAGGTTAAGTACGGCACGCAAGGGCCAGACATAGTTACCCTCAAGGTTCGCGGTAAGCCCGTGTCATTCCGCATATATGACCCTCTTATCCTTGACTCGATGACGGCGATAGACGGTAGCGGGATTGAGGAGATATCCCGCATATTCTTTGGGCCAGCGTCAACACTGCTCAGAGAAACGGTCACACGAACCCCCGGGTTCATGCTTGCTAACATGTTAAGGGATAGCCTTTCCGCTTTTGTTACCTCTGGCTCCAGCTTCGTCCCCTTGATCGGGACGACCAAAGGGTTCTTTTCTAACATCAACAACCTAGAAAGAACCGGCGTTATCGGGGGCTACGACTTCAAGGTTGATCAACAGGATATAGGCAAGACGTTCCAAGAAGAGGCGGAAAGAAGAAAACGTAACGGAATGCCGGTTAACATGTTCAAGACGCTGTGGGATGCGTCTGGCAGGCTTACGACAAGATCGGATGCGGCAACACGGCAGGCTGTTTACGACGAGGTTTACGCCAGAACTGGAAACGAAGCAGAGGCTTACTTCCAAGCAATGGAGGTGCTTAACTTCTCCAGACGCGGAAGCAATGGAGTGGTGAGGGCCATAACCGCGGCGATACCATTCCTGAACGCAAGAATACAAGGCCTCGATGTTCTTTGGCGTAGCGGGCTGGGCGTAAACACTGCCAAGCGAGGCGTCCCTAGGGGGACGGCGGCTCTTTCTTTCGCCATGAGAGGAGCGATCATCAGCTTTGCCACCGCCTTGTACTGGATGATGGTAAGCGATGACGATGAGTATAGAGAGGCGAGCAGGGAGGAAAGAGATAACAACTGGCTGTTCCCTGTGCCGTGGCTTGAGGGCGTCGGCGCAATAGCTATCCCCATTCCCTTTGAAGTTGGCCTGATATTCAAGACCATTCCAGAAGTAATGCTCGACACCACCGCTGGGAACAGAACATCTCGCCAAGCATTCCAGAGCTTCAAGCAGGGACTTGGGTCAACACTTGAGCTTAACTTGTTGTATGGAATACAGGCATATGCCCCCCTTCTTGAGGCGCACTCAAACTACAACAGCTACACAGGACGCCCGATAGTTCCCATCTGGCTGACAGGTCAGAGGCCTGAATACCAGAGGACAGAGTCAACGTCAGAAACCGCCATATTCTTGCAGAAGGCAACCCCCTATCTAGCGGCTATCCCGATGCTTGGTATGGACGAGGGCGGCACATCGCCGATGAAGATAGAGCACGTTATCAAGGGCTACACGGGTAGCATGGGCGGCTTTATCCTTAGCTGGACTGACAGGGTGATGAGAAGCAAGTCGGGCAGAGAGGCGATGGCTAACGCTGGATATGATGTTAGCCAGCCAGAAATGCCCAGCTTGGCGTTATACGACTATCCAGTGGTGAAGAGGTTCTTAACCGCCCCAGAGGGAACGGGCTTGAAAGAGCAGTTTTACGACCTGTCCAACGAGGTCCGTCAGGACTACAACACAATCAACCAGATCCTAGAGCGCGGTGATGAAGACGAGTTCAATAGCCTTTACCCCAAGATAGAAGGATTGCTTGAGGTCAGGAATGATGTTGAATACATCAGGAAGGTGCTTTCTGACATAAGGCAGGACAAAAAGGCAATTATGCGTTCTGAGATGAGCGCGGAACAGAGACGCTACATGCTTGACCAACTGAAAGCCTATGAAAATCAGATGCTGAAAGTCGTCCCATTGCTTGAGGCTCGTGCTGACAGGTCAGCGATAAGAGGGTTGTAAGTGCTGTTAACATATTTATACAAAGCGACAGTGGTCAGGTGCATTGACGGCGACAGCGTCGTGTTTGATATCGACTGCGGCTTTGACATTCAGCTAAAGAATCAATCTGTGAGACTGTTCGGCATAGATACCGCAGAAACCCGCGGCGGCACGGAAGAGCTAAAGGCTCTGGGGAATTTGGCGAAGGATTATGTCAGCCAGATGCTACCGGAAGGCTCTGAGGCGCTCCTTAAAACACATCTGGACAGAAAGGGTAAGTTCGGACGCATACTGGCTGAGGTGTTTATGCCAGAAGCGCCCGACAATGAGGGCTATCAGCCCAAGAGCCTAAACGACATACTGCTGGAAGAGCTTCTTGCTGTGCCGTATCACGGCCAATCCAAGGAGGACATCATGAACCAGCACCTAATCAACCTAGATCATCACAGGGTGGCTGGCAGAATCCCTTAGCCTCGGCAGGCTCGCTCATAAGTCTGATCGTCGAAGGTGTAGCCGTTGACATACAGGTAGGGCGCGTATGCCTTACACCACTCCTCTGACCCCTTCTCTATCCCGTCATACGGCTGTGCTTCGTAGTCCACTTCCTCGTTAGGCAATAGGTGTTTGAAGTGGACGTTCCCGTTCTTGTACGCCTGCTTCCTGTACATCTTCCCGACAGTAGACACAAAAACATTTTCGTTGGGCTTTAGCGTGTAAACAGAACCGTCTTCGTAATAGATAACGGTCTGACCAAAGACAAAAGAAGAAAACAACAAGGCGACAGCGGCTAAATATTTTGGCATCACAGGCTCCTACTGGTTAGACAGATGCCAAGTGTATCAATACTTTGGTGCGATCACCAACATGGTGTAAATGCTGATAAAGCAGATTATCCACAGTGCGACGTAATGCTCTGGTAAGTCATCCATTTATTACTCCTAACTTGTTCTGAGGAACAAAGTACGCCGGACGACCTCCGGCTGGGTCGGTCCAGAACTCGCTTCTTTTCCCGTCCCTGCCATACATCCCGCCGACACAGCGGTATCTTCCATTGCCTCCGATCAGCAGAAAAAAGAACCTGTCATCGGGATCTGACTCATGAATGATCAGTCTGGCAGAGTCCCTCACCGACGTTCTCACGTCCACGTTGCCGACATCAGGCGCCCTCATCTGGCCTTTGCCGTCCCAATAGATACCTAAATGCTTTGCCAGCGCCATCTCACCAAGCGCGCCCTCGACATGCAGTTGCCAGTCGTTGGACGAGCCAGCCCCGTATGCCGGTCTGGCGTTGTTCTTGAGGTTCTGTAGCTGTCTTTGTATCCCGACATGGGCGGCGATCTGCATCTCTGACAGGGTTAGCCTGATCTCAGTCATCGGATAACGCGGCTTTTGCCTCTTCCAAGTCCTTGATTGCGGCGCGGATATCATCGAGCGCATCGGCATTCATGTTGGTGAGGTCGAGGATGTTGTCGGTGATCTTGTCGATCCGGTCAAGTCTCTCGGTCATCAATGCCAGAAACTTGTCAGCAGTAGCAAGTCCGTCTGCGTAGGCTTCGCCCTCTAGCTCAATCGTTAGCTTTGTCATTATTGCCCCCCCAGAACCTGTAATTCACAGGCTCATCAACTGTTTGATATTGAACGTATCGCTTAATCGTCTGCATTTTAAGTAACTGCCAACCTGTCTCTTGGTTGCCATAACGCTCATGGCTCTCGTCTATAATTGAGTTGGACTCAATGTCATACCAGTCGCCTTTTGAGGTAGCGCCGTATACCCCTTTGACCAGCCGTTTTTCGGGGCCAACTAACTCCCCAAAAGAGTGAGAAACACTTGGCTCAGATCCCATGCCGTTGCACTCCGTCTCCCCGACTGGGTGGGTGCATTCCGCATCTAACCAAGCCACATAGTCTACATAGCTGGCCCAGAAGCTACCCATCTTCCATCTCTGGTGGCGGCACGCTGTATCCCATCTCTGACGCCACACGGCACAGAGTCTCAATAAGCTCGGAATAGTCGCCTCGGGTCGCATCATTGCTTCGCTTGACCGGACGGCGCACCATCCCGAACTTGGTGTCTACCTCCTCTGAACCATAACATTGGCAGAGAAGCTCGTTGTGCATTTCGTCAGGGGTCAAGCCGCAGAACTTTGCGAACCCACCGCACCACTTTCTGTAGTAGTTTTCTTGCGGTCTGGAGCGGCGAGTCTTTAGCGGCTTCACCTCTATCGTCACCCCGTGTTTCGCCCGAAGGTTGACCTCCAGTATTTGAGGCGCCACTTGCGGAAACTCCTGACACAGTGACTGCAACACTCGCATCCGCTGAATCGTCCTGCTTTCCGGTAGGTGTATCTCCATTACTCATCCTTTCCCCCCTTCGCTTGATATGGTCTGAACTGGTGCAAAGGGCATTTTACGGACACACAGTCGCGTATGCACCGCCTAAAACCGGGCTCTAGCTCTTCTTTTGTACATCCCATGCACGCCGCACACATGGCCTTGATCGCCTTGGCGCGGGTGGGGTGTCTCTCTAACAAGATAAACGGGTTGATTTCACTCATTGTCATAGCCTTTGATTGATATAACGCCTTGGTCTACTCGCCTCATTAGCGTCTTAATTATGTTGAACAAGAACTGCTCTGACTTGTCGATTTTTTTTTCAAAGGTCGCTCCACCGCCGCCCACGTCAAACTGGTAATGGCATTTGTGGCATAGGTCTGCAACGCACAGGTCGTGGGGCTTGTGTCCAGTCCCTTTTCCTAACAAGTTAGCTCTAAGTCCGGTGTAATGCGCCGCAACTACGGTGCCATCTCTGACACCGCAGTTGACGCAGGACTGATCCCGCGCCGCATCTAGCAGTTTCTTTGACCTAATCAAAACGGAATATCTTCCTCTTTGAACTCGATGGGCTGAGGCTTTGGCGGCGGGGGCGGAGCGGCTTGCGCTTCCGCATCCCAGTAAACCTCTGCGGTGACGTACTGGTATTCCTGCCCAGTGTCTTTGGCCTTTCGATTCCATGAGGCAAGCTGAATCTTGGGCGTCTTGCCCTCCTTCGCCATGGCAATCAAACCCTTCACCTGCTCAGGGCTGACCTCCACACGGCCCTTCATGTCAGGGTGTGAGGGCTTTGATTTGTCGTCGTTCGGCCAAAGCCCGCCTTCGGTCTTGTGATACTTACTCATTGGCGCTCTCCTTTACCATGGCTGAGGGCAAACGCCGTAGCCGGATGTTGTTGTGTAGTGGGTTGAATTACCGATCCCACACTTCCACTGGCAGACCACTTGGCCGTTGACGCCCTGTTGCTGGGTAATTTTCTGCCAGAGATGCGCGTGGGCATACGCAGACACAGAAATTACAGTGACGGCCAAGATAGCCGCGATTGATGCTCTTCTACTCATCGTTACTCTCCTTTAGTGATGCTCTTAGCGCAGAGAAATGCGCCTTGAGTTGGTTGAAATGCTCTGGATACCCCTGATCAAGAAGGTCTATCGTCTTCTTGTTGTTTTTCCAGAACTCAATCAGATCGTTCTCGGTTGCTGTTGCGAACGTGTCAGCAGTACTGCACAGGAAGCTGAGCACCCCGTCTGCTTCTTCTTCGTTCGCAATGGTGTCGCCCTGAGGCTCGGCTGGTGCTTCCGCTTTGGGTTCTGCCTTGGGCTTGGCCTTGGCTTTCGGCTTGGGCTTCTCCTTGGGGGCGGGTTTTTCCTCTGCGGCGTCACCGCTAGGGGGAAGGTCTTCGCCAGCGTAGATGTAGTGGCCCAGCCCGTACATCGCCAGACACTTGGTCAGACATCGCATGCGGGTGTCTGAGATGGCTCTGGCGTCTGGATTAATTATTGCCTTGTTCTTGTAGTCCATAACGGGGAGCCACATCAAACGCTCAAGGTCATTGATGATGACTTTGCACCAGACGGTACAGGTTTGGGCGTCATCCCGCTCCTCGACAAGGAAGTCATACCGCGCCTCGGGGTAATGCTCCATCATGATGCCCCACGCCCACGCCCATGACAGATAGGTCAGCCCGTTTTTCTTTTCGGCCTTCTCGGAGCAGTCTATGGCGCTGAGAGTCTTCCATACGCTGGCGTATGTGTGTTGTGATTTAGGCGCAGTCATGCAAAACCTCCCCTTGAGAAACCTTCGTCCAATACTCGGTGCAACGGCGTACCCCAAGGGCGTTTGCCAGCCAGCGTGAGTCTAGCTTGGTGATGTCATCCTCAAGGAAAAGATCAGCGATTGCGCCATCACCGTACTCTTTTTGAATGGTGAGGACGCTCCACTGAGGATGGCTTGGGTAGTCTTTTGGATCTACACAATCTGCGGGGAGGTCAGCGGTTATGCTACTGCAAATCTGCCCAGCCTTCGTGTAGGCATCCTCATCTTCATACCCAGATATTCGCAGGACAACACATTCCCGTATCATTCCCGACACCTTGAGTGTTAATACCGCGAGGTATTCCTGCGGCTCTTCATGAGAGCCAGTCTTTTTTGTGGTCACTTGATACTCCTAGGGTTTGCCAGATTTCTTGTGGTGTCAGGCGGAAAAACAGCCCAGTAGCCATATCTCCAACATGTTTATCGGAAAGATAGAACCGGACGGTGTCGCCGCTGACGGTTATTTTGAGTAGGTGCTTTGATGTTTGGTTCATCGCCACAACCTTGCGGTAAAACTCAGGGTCTTGCTCGATCACGACCATGCCTCGTTTTCATACTGCTCGCACCATTGCGCCACACGGCACCAGTTGTCATCGCACCGGACGCACTTGCCTGACCGCTCCTCGATCTCACGATCAGATGACTCCTCAGCAAAGGCCTCTGCCTCTGCCATGCTGTTGAATACACGCAGTGCTCGCTTGTTGCCCTTTTTCTTGACAGCAAACGTGTCCTCACGCTTCCAACGCTCCTCGTCACTACAGTGGGGTATGTGACCGCCTGTAAGCCGTTCGTACTCGGCTTCCTGATGGATTTTCACCCTGCCGCGGACATAGTCATCCCTTTCCTCTGGCGACCAGAGCGGAATGTCCACGATAACGATTGGCGCCAGCGGGTAATTGGTTTCGATCTTGGCCTTCGACCTCTGCCAGTCGCGCAGGACTGCAACAATCTGCAAGCCAGTCACCTCGACCCCATCCTTCTGCTCGGCAAGCCATGCGTAGAAATTGAGTTGTTTGTGCCATTCAACCTTGCCATGAATCACAGACCACACTGAGGTGCATTTGTAATCCATGATGGTCATCGTGCCGTCAGCCTCGGAACGCTGTAAATCAATCGCCCCACTGATACTCCACCCGTCAACCTCTGCAAACAACCGCTCTTCAACGATATGCCCCTCGGGTTGATGCCGTTCAAACATCGTGTGTACTGACGTGCCCAGAACACTCCACAACATGTCAGACACATCCTCCGTGATCTCGTCGTCATGCTCCTTTCGGAGAATGCGAACACGGGGACTGTCTATCAGTTGGGTGACTGAGCGGTTGCTGTGACCCCTTGAATAGTCACTGTGCGTCAGCGCCTTGAATACAGGCTCGGGTAAGTTTGTGTGGTTGGTGATTATCACGCGACTCTGAACACCCTCATCTGCTCGCCATCACGAACGACGGAGAATTTCATCGGGTATCGGTCCCGTTGCCAGCGGGAGATGCGCTGTCTCAGAGCCCTCACCTCCGTCTGATCGCTCGCATTGATTGGCGCCACAAACGAATCCCCAACCTCCATTGCCGCTAGTGGCAACTCCGGTATCTTCGTCCGCTTCGGCATCGGTACATGCTTTTCGATTTGAATGTCCATAAAACTCGGCCTCCTCAGCCACTTGTAAATCGTAGACGTAACGTCCCATTTTGCTCACCGTGATACACTCCTCAATGTGGGACGACGGATGTTAACGTAGGAGAAAATATATGTCAAAGGTGTCTATGGTGATTCTTGGAGAGCCCTGTAGCAAGGCAAATAGTCGTAGACTTGTTAAGAGTAAGAGTGGACGACCCATGTTCATCAAATCCAGCAAGGCGCTGGCTTACGTCAAGTCATTTGAAAAACAATGTGCAAAAAGTGACACGCTGATCGAGGAGGATGTCTCGGTTTCGATCACAATTTACTACGCGAGCCGCCGACCTGACCTCGATGAGTCGTTAATTCTGGACTGCATGCAGGGATTGATATATAAGAACGACAGGCAGGTCAAAGAGAAGCATATCTATTGGGGGGGAGTGGACAAAGACAATCCACGCGCAGAGATAAGTGTCGAACACCTATAAAATCGTTTACAGCAAGGTCATTTTTCAGGCCATCAAAGACTTGGTTTGCAACTACCAAGATGACCGTGAAGCCGCGATTAAGTATCTGAAATCCCCAGCTTTTATTAACCATTGCCATATGGCAGGGTTCCCTGTCGGATTGCAAGACGCACTAGATGAAATGCTTCTTCTGAGCCGCACGCAACAGAAGGTCGTTGCGCGGATGGTGATGGAGGAGTTGTCGCAGTGTGCATAAAAAAGCCCCCTTGCGGGGGCGTTAAGGCTCAAGAGAGTATCAATCCTAGAAAGGTTCTAGGCTAGGTATATACCTATATTTAAATAGGAATATTCTAGTCTAGTACATTTCTAGGGCTACCAATAGCATGAAATTAGGAGGTAGTCAAACAAATGAACAGCTTGGAAGACTTCGTTCTGAGTCACAACCAAGACGCCAGAGAGCGTTGCCCCGATTGCTCAGACGCACGCAAAAAGAAAAGCATAAAGACACTTTCAATCACTGTTAAGCCCGACCAAACACTGTATCACTGTCACCACTGCGGACTGTCGGGGTCATACAGGCGTAAAAAATTCTATGAGGCTCACATGAATAAAGAGAAAGTAGTAAAGATACCAACTCAACTAAATTACAATGTAGAACTTGTTAAGAGCTTTTTCTCTGCCCGCGGCGTGGAGGTAGATAATCTCAACGAACTCCCACTGATGACCACCGGCACCAAATTCTTTGGCGGCGTCGAGAAGCAGGCTGTCGGGTTTGTGTACGGCACGCGGGAGAGTCCATCTGCCATCAAGTGGCGCTCTGTTGAAGGTAAGGGGTTCACCTGTGATGGGGCGCCAAGATCATTTTACGGCATCGAAAACATAGAGGAAGAGGCCGAGGAATTAACGATAGTCGAGGGCGAGTGTGATGTTATCGCTCTGGCTAGCATCGGAATCAAGGCTGTTTCCTGCCCCAATGGGGCGCCGATAAAGGTATCCCACAACCGCATCGACCCCGAAGAGGACAAGAAGTTTGCGTTTATCTGGAATGAACGCGAGCGTTTGGACCGTTGCAAGAAGGTCGTGCTGGCAACAGATGCGGATGAGGCAGGGGAGGCGCTGGCAGAAGAGATCGCCCGTCGAGTGGGCAGAGCAAAATGCTGGCGGGTCAGGTTTCCCGAGGGCGCCAAGGATGCAAATGATGCCGTTAACAAGTTAGGTGCAGATGAAACCCGCCGGATCTTTGACAATCCCGAGCCAGTTCCATTGTCTGGAGTGTATGGCGCCAGTGAGTACCTCGACGCGGTAAAAGATATCTATCAGAATGGTCACGGCAGGGGAGCGTCTACTGGGTTTGATGCTATTGATGACCTGTTCACCATCGCAGAAGGCCAGCTTTCGGTGGTCACCGGCATGCCATCAAGCGGCAAGTCAGAGTTCATCGACCAGATCATGATCAACCTAGCACGGCGAGAGTCATGGAAGTTTGCGGTCTGCTCGTTTGAGAACCCTCCCCACATGCACATAGCCAAGCTCGCCGAGAAGGTTTCGGGCAAGCCGTTCTACACCGGACTCAGTCAGCGCATGACAGAGGATGAGCTTGGGGAAGCTGTCGAGTTTATCAATGACCATTTCGTGTTTCTGGAGTCTAAGGATGGGGGTCTCAGCACGATAGACTCAATCATCGACAGGGCTAAGCAGGCGGTCATGCGTATGGGGGTCAGGGGTCTGATCATCGACCCGTACAACTACATCGAGTCAAGCAGTCAGGAAGAGCATAGCAATATCAGCCAGATGCTGACCCGAATCACCAGCTTCGCCAAGGCCCACGGCATCCACGTCTGGTTTGTCGCCCACCCCCAGAAGATGTATCCCCGAGAGGACGGAAGCTACGCGGTGCCCAAGGGCATGAATATTTCCGGTTCGGCGGCATGGTTTGCCAAAGCTGACCTAGGGGTGACAGTTCACCGGACAGATGAATCGGTTGAGATTCATTGCTGGAAGTCGAGATTCAAGTGGGTGGGATCGCAGGGTGTCGCCTATCTTAATTACAACATGTCTAACGGTACATACACGGAGCATGTTGCCACACCCGAGCCTTCGCCCAAGGCGCTGTCCAAATTGCGTGGTCGGGAGTGGGATGACTTCGATGAGTTTTAGTTTTTACAGTTTTACGCAGGCTGAAAGCGTTGCAGTTATTGGGTTTGATCAGTTTGATCAGTTTTTCACACACCCCGAAAAACCTACTGCTAACAAGTTCTCAGCAGGCATTTTGATTATCCGGGGACAAATCCCGGGCACCCGGGAAGGATTCTTATGACTAACAAGTTACACACAGACTTAGGAACCAAGGAAATCCACAAGCGCCATGCTGTGATGGTCGAGGGCGGTACGATGCCTCGGGCCAAGGTGATGGATCAGACGCTGATTGATCGGTATCTGATGAATGGCTTGCTGACACTGGGCGAGCACCAAGCGGGAGAATACCTCCTCAATCAGGCGATGAAGGCGGGTATCTTTACCAAGCCGCTAAGGTATGAGGCGGGTTCTGGCGAGGCCAACCCAGACTCAATGGCGTCTGACGCCCTGATGCGCTACGGCAGGACGCTCAATCTGGTCGGCAAACGGTACGGGGATTTTGCAAAGTACCTTGTCGAAGAGGTTGTGATCCACGGGTGGGATGTGTCGAAATCCAAGGACCGGCTTGTCACCCTGAAGAAAGGGCTGGAGTGGATCGCTGAGAGGAGGATGGCGGGGGGCCGAAACCCTACCCGTCATTTAAGGAGCGGTGGATGAAGCTATGCTATATCACAGGGGATAGGGGCATACATAGCCTCTGACGACGCCACCGCTCGCCGTGTAGGAGTGTGCCCCAGATCAGTCTACTTTACGAATCCGTTTTTTCAAAGGGGCGGGGCACCGCACTATCTCAAGTACGGTGCCCGTTGCCTCGGAAAGTGGCTTGACGCTGAGGTCAGACATAATCGCAAAGTCCATCCCTCGCGCCTCGGCCATCTGGGTTGCCGCTTCCACGGCTATCTGCGCGTCTTTGCTCATCCAAATACCACAACAACTGAGAGTAAAACCAGTGTAGAAAACGAGCAAACTGCGCTTATCACTGCCGCTATGTCTGACAAGGTAGCAGTAGCGGACACGCGAACCTCGCCAGACTTCGCGGCATTTCTGCGGCGTAGATCCATGGTCTCCCGCCATGCCAAATGCAGTGCTTTTTTGGTGTTGATCCTGTTGTAGACAGCCGACTTCGAGCGGAAAGGAATGCGAGCGGCTATCTCGCCCAAAGGTAGCCCTTCCTTGATCAGCGAGAGGATGAATGCCTCTTCCTGATCCGTCCATTTTCTCCACTCGTTCTTTCTGCCGCTCATGCGAACATTGCTCCGATGCAGATCAGGAGCGTGAGGAGGGAACAGAACGCCGCAATCGACGCGCTGACCATGCCAATCCAGATGCGGTTATCGTCGGCAATCGAGCGGATCGCCTCAACCGAAACCTCGGGCTCCCTGTTGCGTCGGGTTTTATAGCGCGAATACTTCTCTCGCATGATGTGGGCTCGGTTTGATACCGCGCTCTCTGTTCGGCTTGGAAGGGCCGCGGCAATCTCCTTGTAGGTCAGCCCCGCCTTGATGCCGTTCTCGATGACATCATCCTCTTTGTTTGTCCATCTTTTCTTTGCCATGTGATTACTCCTCACAGTTGATGTTGGGGTCGTAAGCAGGCCATACCTTGCTCTCAACCAGTTCGCAGTAGTGGCGCTCTCCGGCGAGTGCATCCTCGTGGTCCCCGCGTCCTACCACTCCCAAGATGAGCAGGAATGCCAACACCCCCGCCCAAATAGAAATTACGTTACTCATCTCTGTTCGCCCCCGTTGCCAGCACTGCCACCGGAGGGTGATCGCTTTTCGCCTTTCTCAACAGCCACTTGGCAACTGCCCTGCGAAACTCAGCAGGGTCATCGCCCTTGTAGTCGATGTCGGTCAGCCTGACAGCGGACAGCGGCAGATTGCCAAAGTCTTTACCCGCCTTCACCCACTCGTCAAAGCTGGCGTACACCACATTCCGCACGTCAAGCATGCTCTCATCCCAGAATATCAACCGGCCAGATTGCTGACCCCTAATTACCGTCTGCATCATTCCCCTCCTCCGGTCTCGTTAGATTGACTAATTGCCATGCAAGCTCATGCAACTGGCCCATTTCCTCTTCGGTGATTTCGCCATCCCCGAAAGAATCCTTCTTGTAGTACGATATCCAGCGCACCACTGAGGGAAGGTGCTCCATGATTTCCTGTAATGTCATATCCCTCATGCCGCAACCTCCTCTTTTTTCAACGAAATAAATTCAGCCACAGTCAGGTCGGACTGGCTGGCCTCATCCCAGAGCTTGTGAATATCGTCGAGCGACCAATGGCTGTAATCCTCTACTCCTAACGAGTCAAGAATAAGACAGCAGTATGGTTCACCGGCAGACCCTGAGATCGCAGAGCGCACCATCCGGTCAGTGTTGAGCGAATCTTTTTTCGGGAGCCTAATCATAAAGCCAGTCCCCCTCGCTCTCGTTAGCGTAGCAACCGCCGATCACGATGCCGCACTCGTTTACGATGTCGGCCTCGCCCTCTGAGATGACTATGTTGGCGTCAAAGCCCAGCTTGCTGGCGGCGCTCCGCATGGCGCTCTCAGACCTGAGCACCGTGTCAACGGGGTGGCCCAATCGCCAAACGGTAAACGTGGAATCTGGCGCGTCTTCTGCCTCGGGGCAGTTGGGGTGATGTCCGCTTGATCTCAAGCATTCTCTACAAAGCATGATGATATCCTCCTACAGATACGTTTTGATGATAACAGGCAGTGATGCCCTCGTCTAACCTTTCTTACCTACTATGGACAATTAGTTCCTTGTCGAGCCGCAAGCTGTCCACCTCTACCTCGATGCCCAGCAGTTTGCCATCGACTTCCACGTTGCTCGCCTCCTCCTCAGCCAAGCGTTTCGCTTCCTCCTCGTCGGGAGCCTCGACCTCGATCTCCCACTCGCGCATTTCTGTGACCCATACCGTATATGTATTCATGTATCTCTCCTCAAAAAAGATTCAATTGCTCTTCGTCTGACAGCGACCTGATCCACATGTTGAACAGGCGCATCGCTTCGGCCTTGCTGATCCCGTACCAATCTTTTAACAAGTTAGGAGCATGACGCATGTCCGATTCTTCGTAACGTGCCATCTCATTCAGCACGTCGAGATAGCCCCCATCATCGGCTGGTTTCTCTGGGGGCAGGATGCTGGCGTATGCCGTCTTGCGGTAGCCAGTCTGGCGCGGGACGCCGCAGACATCTGAGTGCCTGCCGCTGACCCACGGCTGTCCCACCATCATGAAGTTCTTGGCATCCTCTGCTGAGTCTGCCTCGACCTCCAATTCATATGACTCGATGACTGTGACTTTGTACTTCATGCGGCCTCCCCGCTCTCGTCGCGCATTACATCCTTCAGGGCTTCACGCGCTTCGATAACCATCTGAACCATGGCCGCTTGATCTGCTGGCTTGCCCTCAAAACGTGAGATCAGGTCATGCAGAAGTTCGTCGATAACAACGACCATCGTGCCTTTACAAAAATCGTTCCCATCGTCAACGACCTCATTAACCTGAGAGGCGAAGTCCGCAGACTCGCGCTCAATTAATTTCTGAACCATTTTGCTGTCTTGAATAGAATCCATTTCAAATCCCTCCTACGGGATAACTTGTTAGTGAAAGGGGGCAGTGCCCCCGTTACGCCGCCTCAGCGACGATGTAGTCGATGTTGTGACTGTCGAGGTCACGCTTGGTGTAGAGGTCAGGCTCACGGTCCAGCACGACCAGCAGATCATCCTGAGCGGCCAGACGGGCCCAGTCATCGCCCCACAACTCGCCATCGGTGAACACCATGATCAGGTCAGACTCGACGCCGTTCTGATCCAGCCAGTCGAGACCGGCAGACATCTGGGTGCCGCCGCCCTTCCACGGCATGTCGATGTTGAGAAGCTCGTCGCTTGAGTAGGCCTCGTCTGCACGCTGGACCTCATGGTTAGTCCACAGGATGGTCACGCCCTCGATGGGGTTGACCGCATCCTGAATCGCGGCCAACTCATTGAGGTAGGCGGCGAAAGGCTCATCCCTGACAGATGACGAGATATCGCTGATCACGGTCAGGCGGGTAAACTCGCCCAGCGTCTCAGGGCTGATCACGCCGATGGTCGCGTACTGACGCACCTTGATGCGGGAGAAGCTGGTGCGCTCGCCCTTGCCAACGCGCATGACGCGGTCAGCCAGTTCTGCGTTCCACGCCACATTGGACTGCTTGTCTGAGCGGTAGCGGTTGCCGCCATCCCTGATGTTGCTGGAGACCTTGGAGGTATCCTTGCCCTCAGCATCCATCTGGTCCAGACCGCGATCAATCGCCTCGCTGATATCGTGCTCGTCTTGAGCGGCGGCATCAGCCTGCTCGTCGGCATCGCCCTCGTACTCAGGGGTGAGGTGATAGTCGTGACCAGCGGGTGCAGGCAGGTCGCCTTCTCCTGACATGTTGCCAGTAGCGGAGCCACCCTGCTGATCATCGCTGTCCTGCTGATCATCGCCACCCTGCTGATC